CGCCGAGCCTCCCGGCTACTTGGCTCATCGCGTTTGGTGGCCACGGTAGCGCGCTGGTGCCGCTCATACTCTTGGGCGTGGCTACGGCACCGGCCCCGGTAAACAGCAGGTTTCGGACACCCGGGTTCACAGCAGATAGTCCCTGCGCGCGGCATGGCCATCACCTCCCCTAATCCTCGGAGGGGTTTAAGCATATAGGTGCCGTATCCGCAGCAATGGGCCTGGTGTCGGGTAGTGAAGAAAAAGGAAAAGAAGCTCCCGACAGGCCGCGGAAAGCCAAGCCTCGGCCCCAATACCAAAACGGGCCATCCCCACATAGTGGGGAGCTGCTGCGGATACGATGAAACCCCTTGAGACTTGGGCCCAGGGGTTACGAGCGTTAGCTTACACCATGGGGTGTAACACTGCAACACCAGCGCCGGGTGTGGCGTCGATGCAGGCGCGCTCGGCATCGGCGTAACACACCAGCAGCCCGTCCTCACCCGGCACCGTCTGCACCAGCCCAGCCTGCGCCCACCGCCACACCCGCATGTGACTTACCCGATACCCACGACGGGTCAACCACGACGCCACCGCACGACACGACGCCCACTCCGGCGGCGTCTCCTCACACTCATCAGCGCCAGAGTCGGCCACCACCTCAGACACCAGGCGCGACTGCGCCACGATCTCCTCGGCCGCCATGACGCCCCACGGCGCGCCATCAAACACCCACAGGTACTGCTGCAGCCACCCAGCCAACACAGGAACGTCCTGCCCCTGAGGAACACCGACACCGGATGCCACAGCGATCTGCCCCGCCCAAAACATCAGGAGATTTTCCGTACAGATTTTCAAGTCCAACATGGCAAGATTCACCGGCGGCCTCGACGAACAAACCGACCGACCAACCGAAGTATCACCGCCACTACACCTGCGGAAGGTAAGGAGATCAGCCAGCGCTCCCCCCTCAGTCTCCAACGTATACAAAGACTTCCCTAGTTCATGTAAAAGGTAATCGTCCACCAGGTTTCCCTTCTCTCTTAAAGAAGTATCTTACCTGGGCTGCCGCCTAGCGGCGGCCTCCCCGACCCGACCCGACCCGACAAGACTAGAATCGCAACCCCACCGTCCTGAACCCGATCTGGATTATATCTAGATATGCGCAAATCGTTATGAACATAGGCGAAGAAAAACTCCCCAGGCGCCGTCTGGGGAGGGCAATGGTGAATCAGTAGGACTTGTGAGCGCGAAGAGGGCAAGCGACGGACGCTATGACATTCGGCGCAACCATGCGCGCATGATGGCACCCAAGGCCCCGTTTTCGCTGTTCACGGCGGGTTTTAGCGCCGCAGCGGGCAGCTCAAGGGCAAACGCTTTCAGGCATGGCTAATCGCCGCTACGGCAAGCCTGTAGCGGCTAGAGGGGAATAAGTTCAGGAATGCCCGTAGTTATTCCCGCTGCCGGCCTCCGCGGCGGCGGTTCCGGCGACGGCGGCGATGCCTACGCCCATGTTCAAGACCGGCTGTGATTCGTTGCGCGGTTATTGGTCGCGCCCCATGATGATCGTCCTGCACACTCCCCAGCGCGGCGTCTGGGTGTTGTGCGGGCTTTGTGTCGTGTTCTGGCCGCTGTGCGGGTTCTTGTTCTTGGTGTGGTGATGCGTCTTCCGCCTGAGCAACTGCCGAGTCGGCAGGCTTGGCAGGGGGTGTTTCTATGTGGCCTTCGAGTACCCAGTCTGGGGCGTCGTCGAGGGGGTCACTGAACCCATCAACACCGACTGGCGCAGGCAGGGCTGGTGGTGTCGGTTCCGGGGCGCTAGCCGCCGCTTTGGGCACACTGCTCTTGCTCTTGTGCTTAGCAGGCGTCTGGCGCGCCGGGGTTTGGGGCCCCTGGGTGGCGACGCGTTGGGCTTGGCGTTCCTTCCGTGAAATCACGTGAATGCCGTTGTCCCGCGCATACTGGCTGCTGTTGATAAACTCCAAGCTGGCGGCAGTGTAATAAACCTCGTCCGGCGTTGGTGGATCTTGGAGGTCTAAAACCGCCCCTGCGCCGCGCTTGCTGTTACAGCCGCGGCAGGCAACAACCAATGTCTCAGGGGTGGACTCCTTATGCCCATTGAGCGAATCGTAGGTGGCGCCCCTAGCAGAACGCCGGTCTCGCCAATCCACAGTCTTCTTGCACCACCTGCACTGGTCACCATCCCGGACGCGAACCGTAATAAGTAGTTCGGGATTCTGCTTGTCTTTCGCCCGGCGACGGTCGATCTCCATCTCCTCTTTCAGCCGGATATGGAAAAGAGTGGGGTCGTCGACGATACGCAGCATTGGCCGCCCCTCGGGACCTTCTTCCCGGAAGAGCAGCCCCGCGGCACAAAGGTTCTCGATGACAATCTTTTCCCGCCCTGGTGCTATTTGTGACACGGCGCCATAACCTACCCAGTAGTCGGTAGCGTGCGCCGCCGAAATACTTACCAGGTCGGCGAGAACGCCCTTTGCCTCGTTCTTCAGTAGATGGTCACCGTCGCATACCTCAAGCAGCCGAATCATCAACGGGTGAGTGGTGAGCGCATCACCTCCCCTAAACCACATACGCCTCTCCCCTCTCTAATAAATAAACGTGCACAATGTAAATGAAAATATGGTTTGTCATGCCACCCCACCCCGAGCATGCGCCCACCTGGAGCACACGGGATAGCACTTGTCGCACAATCCTTCCCCCACGTGCCGGAGCGGATATTTTTTACTGCGGCGCCCCCTGGCCTGGATCGGCGGCACCGCCTGCGGCAGCATCTGCTTCCCACAGGCGCGGCACCGCTCCTGATACAAGTCCCCTTCCTTACCGTGTTGTTGGGGAATGTCCGAGTACCTGCCGGCAACCACTCCGCCCACGAGAACGCCCCTGCGCTCCGCATCGGAGAGCATGCGTTCACACGCCCCCAGCAACGGGCAAGTAGCACACAATAACCTAGCCTGCTGTTGCCTGGCCAGCGCATTTTTAACAGGCTCCCCGGGGAAAGTAGGGTCCCACAGGCTGGGCTGCGTCGTTGTTGCCTGGTGCCGGGGCTGCTGGCAGATACCGAGAATCATTAGCTAGACCGCCCCACCACTCAGGTTCGGCCGGGCAGTAATCTGCCGCGGCGCCACCGGCAACGTGGCCACGTACTCGAACCCGTCAGCATCCCGCGCCGGGCCGCCGTCGGCGGCATAGGGCCTGCGGATGTCCGTTACCGTCGAATAGGATTCCACCATGCCGCCCAAAGACGCATAACAACGCGCTAAGTAGCCACCTGGGGGCAGGCCAATGGGCGCGCAGAACGGCACCTGGGCGTACTGGATAGCGGCGCTGATGGCGTCCATCTGGGCAGCGGTAAGAACCACTGGCGAGGCAGCATCAACACCTTGCCTGACCTCATCACGCACCCGGTCCATGACGGCAACAACATCGGTGGGCAGCGTAGACGCCAGCCGTGCCGCAGTGACGTCGGTAAGATCGCCACAAGTGCCGGACAAATCCTGGAGGGTGAGCTCATTCTCCGAGACAAACAGCGCGCACTGCGCCTCGGGAGCTTTCTTGAAATCCGGCTTAAGCTTCAGCAGCAGTCTGGCTGACGCAGCCGTGATCTCCACCTCGGCGTGTTCGGCGGCAACGATAGCGAAATAGGTGGGCACCACCGCCTGAATCATGTGCCGAGGGTTAGCGGCGCACACCAGCAAACGCTCACCCCGGAACACCAGCTTGACGACGTCGAAGTCCTCAAACTTCCGGCTGGCTACTTTAATCACGGCACGGATGGCATTATGCAGCTCCCGGGTGAACAAAACCGCCTTTGATTGGACTGGCAACTGAGAGTAATCAGGCACAGGTCTCTGCCTCCCGGATCCTGGCGGCGGCATGGATAGCATCCAGGTATGGCTGGTCCAGCGCCTGGGTGGCGGCATCTAGCTCATCGAACGGTACCAAATCTTTGTGCAGGGGCGCGCTGTCGGTGCGCCAGGCTGCCCAAGCGTCATGAACGTCTGATAGCGTGGTCGCAGTGCCCTTAGCGCGCATAAGCACCGCATAGATAAGGAATAGAGGAAATTCTTCGTCGTCCGGCCTGGCAATGTTTTTCGGTAAGCACCGGCAGATGAGCGCGGCGTCTTCTTCGAGGTAGGTCAGCATTTTAGGACTCCTGGAGAGCGCGGAGGGTATCAATAAGATGGGGGTTGTCTTCCAAAACGCCGTAGGCGGCGGCAAGCACTTGCCCCGGCGCGGCGTGGGCGATGCTGTATGCGGCGGCGGGGATGGGCACCTCGGTGACCCGCCAGCCGTCAACGGAGTAGACGACCGCGTAAGGTTCGTGTTCCCCGGTGATGGGGTCGTGGGGCCAGTCAACGATCGCCCACGTTTCGCGGATGTGCAGGGCACCGATCGTGTCGTCGGACGCGGCAAGTGATGTTCGCCGAATGTCAGTGGTGTTCATCAAGCACTCCTTCTCAGGTTGGGTTGGCGGGTTTTGCGTGTGCAGGTTTCCATGTGCGCCACGTACAGTCGTTCTCCCATGACCTGGGCTTGTTCCCTAGCAACGCCGTACACGTAGTGGGCGCGGCCAAGACTGATGCGCCAGCGGCCATCTAGAGTCGGGCAGGGGTCAAGCGGGATGTATTTGTCGTTAGTGGTTTTTGCCCAGCGGATTTCCGCACCACACCAGCGGCACCATGCGCGGCTCATGCTGGCGTCTCCTGCTGCTCTGCCCACTGGAGGATCCGGGTTAGCTCCTGCCGTGGTGTTTCCTGCCGGCGGCGTTCATACATACCCGCCCACTCCCATGCGGTAGCGATGGGCACAAACGTGCAGCGATGAATCACTGGCAGCCCATATAGGCGCATTTCGGGCAGCACCCCGAACCCTGGTACGCAGGCGGCTAGGTCGCCCAGGGCGATAGCGGCGGGGTTGCCCGCATAAAAACAGACAGACACCAAACGTCCTGCATACACTCGGCGGGCTACTGGCCCCGCAAGGGTAACGGTCGCAGGCATCACTCTTCACCACCGTTCACAATGCTGCTAACGGTTTTCAGCCCATCAATAACCCCGCGCATGTGCGCAGCCGCGTGCTTCATGCATTTGAAGGCTTTGCCGTCGTCGCCGTTTTCGAACGCTTCCCGGCATTGGTCTATCGCGGTCAGCGCCGCAGCCGCTGCCTGCCGGATACTGTCCACAAGCTCTGTGGGCAATTCCGGTGCCGGTCGCGTCCCCGAACCCGGCTCGGCATCGGTATCGGTGTCAACACAGTCGGCGCCAGAGGAGGCGCCCGTGTCAGCACCGCACCTGCCAGTTGCCGGCTCTGTAACCGGCACGGTCACCAACCACGGATCCTGGCAGCATTCCCTGGATTCCTGGGCGGCTTTGTAAGCGTCGCGTTGATCGCAGGCGTCATGCAGCGCCGCATGCAAATCGGCAGCACGCTGCTCGGCAACCACTTTCGCCGCAGTCAGCGTCTCAACCTGGGCGTGTAAATCATGGATGATTAATGCGATGTCGAGGCCGCTTTCTGCTTCGGCATTCCCCCGCTCAAGCAGCTTAGCGATTAGTTCCTGTTGCCAGACGGTGGTGGAAGTCAGGCTGTCTGCGAGGAGATATGGTAGGTCAGCGGTAGAATCCGGCATGGCGGTATCCTTCCTGGTCGGCCACCGGATGAGCATCCATGAATGCCGTCAAGTCGGCTAGGGCGATCCGGTAGGGGGCGTTGCGTCCCGCAGTGGTGGCCATCGACGGCTGGGTAGCGCGCAGCACACCCTGGCGGCAGAATTTCCTGATCTGCCATTGAGAAAAGCCCGACAAAGTGGCGGCTTGGGCGGTAGTCAACCATTGCGGTAATTGAGGGGTAGTGATATGATTCATGTGCCTTTCCTTTCAAAGGCTTTACGACGGGGGCTAGTTTGGGTAATTTGTGCTAGCCCCCGATTTTCTGGTTTATAGGGGGTTATTGCCGCCGCTATCAGCGACAAGAAGTGTGCATTACGAGCAGGCGGTCCTCTCCCTACCACCCGACAAGGCACCAAACACCAACCCGCCCAAGCAGCGACCAGTGGCCATAGCCGCACCAATCGACGCATCACGAGCAGCGAACCCCAGCACTGCCCAACACAGAGCACATAGCCAACAGACACCCGGCTTGATAACAGCCGCTCCCCCACAGCGCGCAGACAAGACGCCACCAGGCGAGCAGACCAAACATCAAGAGGAACCACGAGGCGACTAAACCAACATGGGGTGATGAGCAGTCGTCCAGTCGCACCATCTACGGCACTACCTCCGGCAACAACAACAGTGGCCGGCGCGGCAGCAGCAGGTGCCGTCTGCGCCGTTTCTTGGCGTTCTTGCCGACTGGTGGTACTCCCTCGGGTGCGCCGATAGACGACAACAGCTAACGCCAGGGAACATGCAGCTAACGCCATGGACACCATTGCGGCCAGCATTCCGATAAACGAGATCATTACTAAAATTCCTTTTTCTTCTGTGTGTAGGTGCTAAGTGGCCCCTTCCCAGTCCTTCCCCAGGCGAGGAAGGGGCCACAAGCGATAAGGGGGCGATTAGGCACCTAGGCCGGTATTAGCCTGGTAGGTGAGCTGGAGCATCGAGCACAGCCGGGGGAATGATTCAAGATCAATATGGATCTGGGCCCCGGCGCTATCCTGAAGATCCGCGCCGGTGGGCCCCAGCTCGATGAACAACCCATCCAGCTCGCCCGAGAAAACAAACTCGTTAGGCATCAACAGCCACCTCCTGGGCAGCACTCGGATCTTCCGGGGCGAACAAGCTCATCATCGCTGGGAACTGGAACCGCTGAACCCGGAAAAGGAAATCGCCTTCGTCGTAGAAGCGAACTGTTCCGCCGTCTCGGGTCGCGTACAAACCATCGCCGATATTGCAGAACCGGTCCGTCATCGGCGGCACCCCAGCATGCCAGTACCAGGCGTCCTGCAAAGCGTCGATGAGTCGCATAATCGAATCCGCATCAACCTGTACGACGCCAACCCCGTCCTGGGCCAACTCCACCCCGGTATCAGTGATCGTTACTTGGAGGTCATCAATCTTCCGGCTAGGCACGGGACTCCACCTCCTGCCGCAGCGCATGCTGCAACACCGTGATATTCCCATGCACGACCTCGGGCTGGGCGCTATCTGCAGTACACAACCCCAGCAGCATGAACTCCGACACATGAGGAACCCTGACGTCCCCCGTACCACCGCCTACGATCAAAACATCAACCAACCCCTCATCAATCAGCGTCGTGAGGGCTTCCGCCACCGGCCGCAGCTCGGCAAGCGACGGCTCGCGCTTCACACGAACCACAACATCCAAATTCTTCATTGTTTTTCCTTTTCTTCCTTGCTTTACGACGACCCCAGCGCGACTAAGCCGCAGATTCGTCTACTCGCTCGACGATCAAACCTTCGATTGGGACACCTGCTAGGCGACTAATTTTCAGTACCGTGGCCAAGGTCGGGCTCGTTCGTCCATGTCGCAGATTGCGCACGGTCGTGCCGGACAATCCGAGTTCAGCACCTAACTGTTCATCGGATGTAAGGCCATGCAATTTTCTGGCCTGGTCTAAAACCGAGGCCTTTATTCGAATTGGTGCAAAGTTTGCGCTCATGGCGCCATTATTACACACCTTGCGCCGTTGACGCAATAGCTGCACTGAAAAATTAAGTTTCCAATGGTAAATACTCGCGCAAACCTTGCGCGCAAATAGCAATTCAGTTACAATCGCCGTATGAATCTCGAAAAATGGCTGACAAATATCACCACTGATACAGCCCCTGAAATCGCACAACGCACAGGCATCCCCAAACGAACATTGCAGCACCAAATAGCTACGGGGAGAATGAGTATCGAAAACTTAATCAAAATCGGCGCAGCATACGGACACCACCCGCTGGAAACCCTGATTGAATTTGAAGTTATCGACCCCGTGTGGCGAACTATCCCGGATATAAGGGCAGCACTAAAACTTGCGCCCGAAGAGTGGCTGGCAGACGAGGTGCTCAATCGAATGCGTTTGGGCGCAAAAACTGACGAGTTCACGGTTCCACTTGATGAGCTTGTCGAGCGAAAGCGCTGTAAAACGAAACCAGAAGTCACCTTGTCTCCTGCTGATGGTTGGCAGTATGAAGAGATGGCGGCTGCGGATGATTCGCCGGATGAGCCGATGCCGGGTGATGATGATTACCATGATGGCCCGTAAGCTAATTTGATATTTTTGTTTCATTCTCCTTATGATTATCCTTAATTTTTTCATATCTCTAGGAGAATGAAATGTTAACGATTGACAACCTTGAAGATTTAGCGATATCTCTGGGGGTTACCCTGTGTACGCACGTCGGCGGCAAGAAGGGGCTCTGGAATACGCCCCGGCGCGCGATCAGTATTCGGCGGGGGCTGCATCCGGTGGCACATTTGTGCACATTGGCGCATGAGGTGGGGCATGCGGCGTTGGGGCATGATTCGGCTGCTGTGGGGTGGTGGCGGGCGAAGCAGGAACTGGCAGCTAATCGGTGGGCAGCAAGACGGTTAATCACGATTGAGGAGTATGTAGCAGCTGAGTGCATCCACCCGTCGTTAAGCGGGGTCGCTCATGAACTAGGGGTGACGGTTTTTATGGTTGAGGCGTGGCAAGAAATGTACCAGTCAGGCACATATGCGAGATTCCTTATGGATGCCTGATAAACCCGAAAGAGGGTATTGCAAACATCATTCCATCAAAACTATATACAAGCACCTAGGTGAATCTTAAGATAAATCTTAACTACGGTTTACATAAGATGAAGAAAAAGGAACGGAGCCATGGCTGGTATCTATGATGCGAAGCCTGCGGAAACCTGGTGCGGCCAAAATGTGGTGGGGATGCGGTACCATGCGGCGGAAGTTAATACGGTCATCAGGCAGGTACGAGCTGATGCCGAGGGTGCCCGATATTTCGACGCAACACTAGTGTTGGAGCCGGATAATCCGTATTCCAATAGTGGGCATGCGATCTCCGTGCGATACAACGATCAGGTGCTGGGGTATCTGCCGGATGAAGACACTGCGAAGTATTTTCCCGAGGTAGCGCGGTTGGCTGCGAGCGGGTTTGATGTTGGAGTTCGGGCACGACTGTGGTCGAATACGGATAGGCCTGATTTCGGACCAGGTGACGCCCCATATTACAAACTAAAAGTGGGGGTACTGCCACCTGGGGCTATCGCCCCGTTTAATAATCCCCCAACCTTGGATTGGGCGCTCATCCCTCGGGGCAAGAGTATCAAGGTCACGAAGACCCAGGAGTATTTCGAGGCGAACAAGAATGTCTTATCAGCTGGAGACACGTGCTTTCTCGCCACGCTTCATAAAGTTATGCGGGGGACGAAAGCCCCGGTGATCGAAGTATGTCTCAATGGCCACCGTCTTGGCGAGCTCACTGAGGTTTCCAGCAACAAGCTTATGCCTTTTGTTGACCATTTCAACGATAAAAGCCTTGTGGCTGTGTGCTATGCGCTGATATGGATTCGAGCTAACGGTATACAGGTCACCTTAGATGTCACCCCTGCCGCGAGCGCAAGCTACTCCCAGATACACGATCCCGTAGTCAACCCGTTGCCTGAGCTGGTGAGGAAAGAACGGGACCCATGGTCGTACCAGTTACCGGGGCGGTTTAAGGGGTCGGGAAGCTCGTCTAGTATCACCCAAGCGCAGAGCGCCGCTACCCAGGGGTATGTTAATCAGCGATCCCCAAAGTTCGCGCATGTCCAATCAGCAACATTTACCGAAGCGGAACGGCGCAAAGAAGCAGCCAGGCGTGCTAAAACAAATGAGCGGGAAATCATGGCAAGCCGCGCCACGCCAATGCCTTCCAATCCGCCTACTGCGAGAGCATCGGCAACATCAGACGAGGAAGCAGGTTGCGCTCTTATCGGGCTCGGCATAGGCATCATTCTCATCTTATGGTGGTTGTCATCATGCTTTGGTGATACCTCTTCAGGCAGTTCAACGCCTGCGACTACTTCTTCCACTAGTGATTATTCGTCATATGGCGGCTCTGGCAGCGGTTCGTCTAGTTATGATGCCGATCAGATCAATGGGTGGACCAAAGCCGCCGCGCGGAACGCTTGCCATAAACAGGTTGAAGCGCAGCTCAAGTCGCCGTCTACTGCGAAGTTTGAAAGCCTTTTTGATTTCACTGCTTTGCAAAACGACGCCCACACTAAATGGACGCTGCGGGGGCATGTTGATTCTCAAAACGGTTATGGGGCGACAGTCCGCGCGGAATGGGTGTGCACGGTTGTCCCAACGAGTTCCGATAATGCCAGGGTGGAAGCCCTACTAGTCCAGTAAAAACAGAAGAAAGGAAACCATAATGACGCATCAAGCACCGGCGCCGCAAGCCCCGCAGGAGCCCCAACAACCGCGGCAGGGGGAACAGCTGCCGCAACAGCCCCCTTCTCCTCTGCAACAGCAGGTGTTTCCGCAGTATCAACCGCAACCTCAAGGATATGTGCAACGGCCAATGCCGGCTACAACGGGGTCATTTGAGGGGTACAAGGTTACCGCTACTGTCATCGCTACCTTTAGTCTCGTGGTTTTCGCTCTTGGGGTTTTCGTGTTGTTCGACGGTAACAGGGGAGAAGATCTGATCGGCGGCATGGTAATGACGGGCGGGTCGCTTGTGATTATGCTGCTGGCCGGCATTTGGCACGCAGTGGCGACTATTGGCCATGATCTTGCTGCCAGCCGGCAACGACGGCAATAAAGCATTCGGATGAAATAATTTTAACCCCCGCTCATGTCTGCCAAGAACTGGAGCGGGGGTTTGAGGAAACAAAAACAGATACCCATGTAGATAGGTTCTTTAAGGAGTATATCATGGCGCATGTCAAGGATTTATGGACCAAGCCAAACCCGCAAGGGGGTCGGCGAATTCGTACTAGCCGTTGGGGGGCGGGGAAGCGATGGCAAGCACGCTGGACGGAGAATGGTAAACGGGTGACCAAGTCGTTTGCTAATCGTGATGCAGCGGAGCTTTATATCGCACGGGTAGAGACTGGCCAGGCGGAAGGTAACTGGATTACTAAAGATAAAGCGTCTATTACGCTGCGGGATTTGTGGGAGCCGTGGATCGCTAGCAAGGCAACGGTTAGTGAGAAAACCCGGCGCGACTATGTCAGTACATGGCGGGCACGGGTGGCGCCTCAGTGGGGGAGTCGGTTGGTTCGGCAGATTACGCGGGCGGAGGTGGTGTCGTGGTTGCCGACGATGACGACGATGAAGGGGGTGCCTGATGGTGGGGTGCCGCGGCCGGTGAGCGCGTCTGCGCAGCGGAAGGCTGGATTGTTAATTCATTCGATGTTGGATTTGGCTGTTGAGTTGAAGATTGTGCACGCGAATCCTATGCGGGCGGGTGATTTGCCGCGGCAGGGGAAGAGTGAGCGTCGGTATTTGCGGGTTGATGAGGTGGATGCGTTGTTGGGGGCTGCGCCGACAGTGGAGTCACGGTTGTTGTTGCGGGTGCTACTGATGACGGGGTTACGGCCGGGGGAGGCGAAGGCGTTGAAGGTGAAGGATTTGGATTCAGTGCGGGGTCGGCTTATGGTTCGACGGGCGGTGGATGATCTCGGCAGGGTGGGGCCTACGAAAACGGGTCGGCATCGGGAGGTGCCTATTGGTGGAGAGTTGTTGGCAGATTTGGCGGCTGTTGGGGAGGGGCGGCCGGATGATGCTTGGTTGGTGCCAGATGAGCGGGGGATGGTGTGGACGACTGCCAGGTGGCGGGTGGTTTGGAAAAATTTACAGATTTGGACAGGCATTGATGGTATCGACACGTATGAGCTGCGGCATACTGCGGCATCATTGGCGATTGCTGCGGGGGCGGATGTAAAGACGGTGCAGCGGATGTTAGGGCATGCGTCGGCAGCGATGACGCTTGATATTTATGGGCACCTGTGGGAAGAGGGTTTGGACGCTATTCCTGGTGCTATGGAAGCTCACTTAGCAAAGGAGCGGCAGCGGATTGCCGCGGTGAACGAGGAGAAGGCCCAGCAAGATGCTAAGCAGCGGCGGGCGCGGTTCCGGGTGCTGTAAAAGGAGATGGCTTGTTACCTCTTTGGTGCTTCGTTGTTACCTCCATATTGCCCACGAGGTTCAATGACCTGCAACGATCTGCAACGGTAGAGGATGCGATATAAGGTTATGG